ACTGCTCAACTACATACTGTCGGGAGTTTCCTCCTTTGTAGTAGTGAGCGTCGAGGGTCGGAGAAATGTCGGAGAAAAGCCCCTGCCTTCCTTCTCGTTCTTCCGAGTTCGCGCCATCATTGCTTCTACCTGTTGCTCCGATAGGAAATACTTTGGGTCGGGGTTTTCCTCTAAGATGTCCGATAAGGAATACCCTTTCTCGGTGTTGCGGGACTCCAAAATTTTGGCTGTCAAGCAATTCCCATTGACAGTCATACCCCAAGCCATCCAAGACTTCGAGGATGATTTCGAAGGTTCTTCCTCCGTCGTGGTTAAGGAGTCCTTTGACATTCTCAAAGAGGAGATACGGTATGGATTTTTCGTGAGCGAGTCTAAACATTTCAAAAGCGAGTGTCCCGCGGGTGTCATCCAAGGAGAAGCCAATTCGCTTTCCTGCAACTGAAAAAGTCGCACAAGGGAATCCTCCAACGAGGAGGTCGGCATCAGGAAGGTCTCCAGCGGAAACATCTCTAATATCTCGTCCGTCAGGTTGTTCTCCGAAGTTTCGGGCATAAATACTCCTAGGTCTCTCAAGCCATTCATTAGCCCACACGCACTCATGACCTGTTCTTTCAAGTCCTAAGCGGAAGGCTCCGATACCAGCAAAAAGTTCTATGAACTTCATTAGACAACTGGTTTCGCTGGTCGTCCTCGTCTACGAATTAGGTTGCCTTCAGCATCGTACTCAGGTGTTCGAGAAATATCATTACGAATAATTTTGTAAATCAACTGCTCGGATACTCCCATTGCTTCAGCAATTTCACGATAGGTAATGCGCTGTTTGCGTAGTCGAAGAATCAACTGCTTACGACGCTTTCCTAAATCCTGAATCTGTGTTTGGTGTGTGCGAATAGCATCGGTTAAGAGTTTGACCTCATCTAACCCCTTGCCGTCTAACTCTGTTGCTTCCATAACCGTACTCATATCGCTTCTCCTTCTTCGAACAGGCGTTCGACTGCATCATCAAACTTCACCTTCTTTTGAATCTGATTGGCAGTAGCCACAAACTCAAGTTCAACTTTCATAATAGATTTCTTGTAAGCAATGAGCATAGCAATATAAAACGGTAGTATGAAAAAACTAGCGATTGCTAAACCAACTGCTGTCCAAATTAAGTTCCAGTTCAATATGTCCTCTCCTTCTCAACTCCTCGAATGTAAATCACTAACGAATTTTTATCTTTCTTTGGTGGCAGAAAAACCAACGACTTCACAAACTGCGGAGAATCATCGGGAAGAACTCCCGCGTCTACGAGTCCATCAATCGCCGCTTTGACTGAGGGATTACACGCCCCTACATCCTGTAAGCGACCACCTTTCTGATGTGGCTCCACCGTAACGGTAATCCAAACCATAGGGGGTATCTTCTCATATTTAGCCAAGAGTTGAAAACCCGTTCGCCATTCTTTTGTAAGTTTCGCTCGTTCCCACCGATTGCCAGCGCGTTCGGCATTAGTCGTCCAAGGACGCTGTTCGAACTCGAGACGATAAATCGTTTGCTCGGTCTCATCAATCTGACAAAAACATTCCATGACTCAAGCATGAGGGATACTCCACTTCATGTCCAGTTGCGTTTTTTGTCCGAAGTTATCTATCTTCCACCAAAGTCCGCTTTCATCTTGAAACGGAATCTCTTCAGCCGATTCAACCTTTTGAATTAGGTAACCAAGTTCACGGGCTTTTGCTCTATTGGATTCAACCCATCCATGACAACCGCTAGTTCCCGTACCGCAAAGAACAATAAGATTCGCTGTTTCATGAAGCATCTCATTCTTTGAACCGCCCATCATTCGTGGGCGACGATGATGAACTGATACGGGATAACCTAAGAAATCTCGATTGCATCTTTCACACTTATAGAAAGCACGGGCTAAGACTGTGAATCGGGTCTCTTCAGAAACTCTATTAGGTTTAGGTTTTGCCATTGGAGTCTTTCATCCGCGATGGCGTCCAAGCAAGCAGGGCATACCTCTGAGTTCGTTTGAACCGCCATCTGCTGTACCAACCTACAAACGGAAATATCCTCATAGGTCAGGTGCCACCGTTCCATTATCTTTTTCCAACGGAGCATCTTTACCTCGTAACTTTTCTAGCAATTCTTTTTTAATCTGTGCTACAAATTCAGGTGACGCTTTTTTCTTTTCGTTCTCTTCATACTCAAGCGACATCAACCGCGAGCGCTCGCGCTCTCGAGCATCGGCTAGTCTACGACGCCACTCCCGATTTATATGGGATGGAGTAATCGCTGTGTCAAAGTTTGAGTAATGCCAAGAAACAATTTTCTTTGCTTCATCTAAAGGCACATCTGAATCGAGGGACTCAGCCCAAGCGCGAACCTTTAACTCATCGACTTGTATGCGTAGGTCATAGATTCCTACGAATCCTAAAAGCATAGCGAAGTCAGATAGAGTCATTGCGGAACTTCTCTGCCAAGTCGATTGCTCTAATTGCTGATTGTTCATGTTTGGTTTTAACTCCTACTCCTCTGAGAACTAAATCCATTTGACGCATTGTGGGAACTGTCCCGATGTAATCCAAAGCCTGTTCAATCTGTTGCTCTGAATATCCTCTTGCTTCAGCCGCTTTTGTTATTTGAAGTAATGAGTGCCAAGCGCCTTTGCCTAAAGGTTTAACTCTTTGCTTCTCCCACCATCTTCGAGCAACTGCCTCAGAGAGCGCGACAACTGCGACAGCAGTTTCGTCGCTCTTTGTTGTAGATAGGACGGATGTATAGGACGGATGGTACGGAGTGGCGTTGGGGAGTTGAGGCTCCAAAGTTGGGGAGTTGGGGGTATCTGAGTTGGGGAGTTCTACCTCTCCTAAACTTTGTTCCTCCCCAACTGAGTTGGGTAGTTTCTTCCATATCAACTGGTAGACGGTTGCGTTACCTCGGGAGTTTCCCTTGGTAATAATCTTCAAGTGACCATCGGCAATCATCTCGTTGATAACCTTTCGGACATACTCAACCGAACACCGACCCTTTGAGGCAAGGTTTGATTGAGATGCAAAGAAACGACCATCATCATGAGAAATATCTGCGAGCGCTAGGTGGATGAGTAGGCGAGTCCCGTCATAAGGCGAGTCCGACCAAACTTTTGTAATCCACCTGATACTCACAAATCTCCTCCGCAATGGGGACAACACTTTTTGCGTCCCTGTTTTTCAATGACTCGACCTTCAATACAAGTTACATCGACATAGACTTTACAACCATCACGGCTCTCTTTGAGCCGAGCAATGCGCCCTGCTTTATGGAGGACGGACAATACACCCGAAGCGGTGCCATGGTGAAGTCCAGTAATGACACTAAACTCTTTCCAAGTTAAACCGCTATCTTGCATCTGCCGTAATAACTCAAGGGCTTGCGCTTGACGCAAAGCGGTCTTACCTGACCTATCTGCGTTAAGCGCTCGCGCTCTTGAAGTATCTGTTCCGCTATGTCCTGAAGTTCCGCTATACGGTAACTCGGGCTGGTTCAGTAGTGACGACTTCATCGATTTCCTCTTCCAACTTTGGTGGGTTCAATTTCGTTTGTTGCTCTTTGAACTTGGCACGGAATTGGTCAAGAAGTCCAACTGGGTAAGCGTCCTTGTTCGCTGTTATGTACTGACCGATTTCAGATAGTGATTCAATCGTGGTTGATTGTCCAATCTTTATGAGGATTGCCGAAGGTGCTAAAACATCATTAGCACTTGAGCGTTCATAAGAACTTGCATCAGGGTCTACTTCATCAGTTGGAAGTGCAAGCGATTGAAGTAGCGCAGTACGGAAAGCAACTGACATGGCTTTGGCTGTTGCCTTATCGCCTGAGTCCATTGCTTCGCCAACTACTGTTGCTTTAATTGCATCACCGTTTGCTCCGATGAATGTGTAAGTTACTTTAACTTTGACATGACCCATAGCAGTTCGGTTCCGTCCTATCTCGACTGTTTGGTATTCGTACTCTTCGACTGAAGGCACGACGACTACTCCGAACTTTTGAAGTGCTGGTGATACAGCATTTACAACTGAATCAATTCCTCGGAAGTTAAAACCCTGTGAAGTGTTTTTATCTTTCTTGGCGATTGCTCCAACTGCCTTCATGATTTCGCTCAACGCTTGAGCGATAGGTAGATTGTTTTCCATGTTCCCTCTCTCTACTCTGCGATTACAAATGAAACTGAAATCTCAGCAGGTACAACTTTGACTGCTGGAACAATTTCACCTTGGGTTGATATTACTTTATCTTCGGACTGATTCAAAGCACCTAGGGCTTTTTTATCAATTTCTTTTTTGACTCGGACTAATTCAGGGGCGTTGGTCTCAGCCCAATCAAGGAACTTAGACTCATCCTCAATATCGAACTTAACTCGACCTGAAACAGTCTTGATGGTGCCGTGGGGCAGAACTATGCTTTTACGGTCTTTAGAGCGCTCCTGAAGGGCGTATGGGCGTAGGTTAGCCTCAAACCACTCAGCATCTCTTTCGAGGTCTGTATTGACCTTCTGAAGCCAATCTGTGACTCTTTGTAACTCGCGGTCAAAGATGGCTTTGTTATCTGCTTGCTTGCGTCGAATGGAGGCAAGTTTTCGCATCGCCCAATCTGCCTTTGAATCGTCATCGACGACGAATGGCTCACGGGCTGGTTCTTCAATGATTTCAAAATCATCGACTGGTACTGCTTTTGCTGTGTTGTCCATGTGGACTCCTCTCGTTAAGGGAGAGGGTACTAAACGGGGGTTTAGATTGTCAAGCCCTACAACCCAATGATTTGTCCAACATACATGGAGGCACCGACAACTGTGGCAATGAAGAGCGCCCCGACGGTACGAATGACCCATTCGGAGCGACTCTCCATCTTTTCAAGACGGTCTGTAATGTGGTCCATGGCTTGAGAGATTCGCTCGGTATCAGACTCATAAACATCTTTGCGTAAATAAGTCTGACCAACATTTAGGTTTAACTGCTTGACTTCCATGGTGAGGTCGTCAAGGCGTCGCATAACTTCTCCTAAAGTTGGTTGAATCTCTTCTGTCATGGTTATGCCTTTGCTCTCGCTTCGTCAGCAGTCTTTGAAGCGACTGGGGTTGCTGGATATGCTGGACGAGCCACACCCATGATGAGTTTGTAGGCTCTCTTCTTAAGGAAAGCACCGTCACCATTTGACTGACTTCCCTTTGTATCGCCACTTGTATTTCCTTCGTAAACCCAAAGAGTTCCTTTACCGTCGTTCTTTTGAATTATGCCTACATGGTCTGCTTGGGCATCATCATCAAATTGGAAGAAAGCAATGTCGCCAGCCTTTGCTTGACCGACTGGAACAATCTGACCTTTCTTAGCAAACCATTTCAAACCTACATCGCATGAAGCAAAACCTTTTTTAGATTGAGCCGCGATTAAGTCGGAAAGACCTGCCTCCTTGAAACACCAAGAAACATACATGGCGCACCAAGGTTGGTTGTTTAGTCCGAACCACTTACCGAACTTTGTGTCGTTGTTGGTACCTTCACGGTATCCAGCATCAACTTCGGCTTTGGCAGATGCAAGAACTTTTTCTACTGACATTACTTTTTAGCCGTTGCCTTTTTCGCTGGAGCCTTCTTAGTTAGTTTTCCAACTACGGCTTCGGTAACTCCATCGGCAATTTTGCCAAACGCAGGGTCTTTAGGATTAGCCGCTCTGAGTGCGACTGGGAGAACGGCAGAAATACCCGCCGCTAAAATTGCCTTAAGTGAATCGCCATCAAGAGCAAGGATGTCCCCACCTGTAATCATGAAGGCTGTTGTAACTGCCGCTAAAAATGACCGTCCGTATGACGCGAGCAATGCTTTTGTCTTTTTGTCCATTGTGTTCTCCTAATTGTAGGTAGGTAAATAATAACCTATGGTTTCTGAACCTAGGTTGCTATGTCTCCGAGGCACAAAATATCAGCCCCATTTGTGAGGATGAAAACGGTATCCCCCACTTGTGGCGCATAACTATGTATGTACTTTACCGAAGGCAGAGTGTTTGTATCTCCTGCTATTTGAATATCGATAGTCTTTGGACTGTTGTTGGTTGCAACAACATAAGCCTGACGAAGCCTAAGAGTTGGAAAGGTACTCGTACCTTTGATTTGATTAACTAAGTAACTCAAGTCCATCAGAATCTCCTACTTCTACCGATTGCGTTCATACTACCGCTGGCACTCAACGGAATGGAAATTGCGTCAAGCGTTAAAATTTTATTAACCCCGATTGGTGAACGAGTCACCTTTACTAAATCATAAACATCGTGAGCGGGATTGACGATGGAATCCCAAGTAATTTTTTCTGAGGCGCCAATAACTTTCTTTAACTCAGCGGCCGCCGCTTCTTGCGCCTCCGCAACTGTAAGCACAGTTGGGCTACTCATGAACTTAGGGACTTCCCCATAGGTCTTACGATATGTAGGCGAACTTGGATTATCGTCCCAAGCCTCACCTATAACACCAATACTTAAGTTAGTTCCTTCGCCTGTATAAATAACTCCGTTATATGACTCATCAATACTTAAAGAACGATTCATCTGAATCAGAACTGAATCAGAGCCGTCTGTGTACTCGGCAACTGCTGTTCCCTTGTCAGGGTCGGGAATTGGTCTCATGCGAGCAATGCCGTTCTCATCAAAGTACAAGTCCATAGATGCGGACTCTGCAATCTTTAGAGCCTCGCGCCAAGGGTCGCTTGACTGGTCAAGGGTTGGATAAAGCAAAGTTGTTACTTGATTAGTTGCTGGAAAAATAGTTTTAACTTGGGGGTAGCGATACTTGAGAATGTTTTCAATGGCTGTTTCTTTAGCGGTTCCATCTTCAATATAGAACTCATGATTAGTGAACTTAGCCCGAGCCAAAAGAAGGCTTCGGTCTGAACCTTTAATTGAGACTTTAACTCCCTGTGCAGACTCACTCACATCAACGCTCGTAATAATGAATACACCAAGAGGGACTAACTCCTCGGTGCCATCTCCAAAAACAACACCTCTATAAATCTTTACTTCACGGTTATAGGGAAGAAGAACTGAAGAGATGTTATTTGTAGGAACAAGCGTTCCATTTGTATCAACGAACTCCAAAGAACATTCACGACGAATGGAGCGACGATTATCAATGGTGACTTCTCCGCTGATAGGAGATGCTGTACTGATAATGGTTCCGTTAGCCATATCGTAAATCTCAATTTTGACTGTGGTTGAGTGAGACTTCCGAACTGCTGATTTGAACGCTTCGGAGACTGGATACATTATGGCGCCGATACCTCAAAGTAAGTAACTTTAACTCGACGAACTAAAGCATTTATGTTTCCTGATTCTGTCCAGTTTCTATCCACAAAACGCACATACTTTTGGCGTCCAAGTGGGTCATGCACATGAAGCGTTCCCTGATAAGTCAAAACTGGATAAAGAGTATCCCACTCATCTTCGCCAGTAGTGACAAATTCATAAGTGCCATCTACGCCATAGATTGACTGAGAAACAACAACTGTCTTAGATGCGCCTAGTGGCTTAAAGACTCCATAAGATTCAACAATCGTTGAGTTAAGAGGTTGCAAGACATCAATACCAACTGCTTTGATTGTTGGATTTTCAGGCGCAACAAAAGACCAAGTAGCAGGATTAGTAATCTGAATAGGTACGGTGGTTGTATACCCCGAGGAAATAGTTGCCATTAAATATCAGCCCTCGCTTTCGCACGATAAGTAACTGTTGTATCTAGTGGGACTTCATAATCATTAAGTTCAGCGATTTGTGTACTGTCCGCGGTGATTGGACTGTTACGAACTGTTGTGTAATTTACACCGTCATCAGAGCGTTCAATATCAAAAGAAAAAGAACTAAATCCGCCTCTAGTAAAGACGGGAGTATCACCCGCATGGAAAGCAATTTTGTCTACATAAAAAACCTCACCCGACCCCGCGTTTGTTATTTTTACAAACACTTGAGCATGGGTGGCAGTAGGGGGGGCAAGCACAGTAGCGTTCGCCGTGACAAAGGCTGAACTTGTTGCGCTAACTGCTGTACCAAAAGTTGTACTCAAGGTAGTGCCAGTCGAAGATAGATAGCGAATACCAACTGAAGCCGAGCGAGTTGTTGTACCTGCCCTGAAGTCGGCAATAGCAGAAAACTCTTGGTTTGCTGTGACTGTGAACTTGGTTGCTGTTGTAGTTGAGGCAACTGCATCACCGCTTGAACTTGCTGTGATTGCAAGAGAGGCACTACCGCTTGATGCTTGTGCTGTTGAACGAGCAATCGCTGAGTTTGTAACCGCCGCCCATCCAGTTGTATTGGTTTCAAGAGAGGCTTGGTTTGGAGACAAGGCGTTAGTTCTACCAAAGACTGTAACTGTTACGGCACCTTCTTGAGAATCATAGAACGCTGTAATCAACGGTGTGGCTGGAGCATCAACATCGATAGTGAACTGACTGTATGCCCAATTACTAAAGTAATTAGAACCATTTAATAATTGAGCAACTCGGACATAGGCTCGGTAAGTTGTGCCATCTGCTAAGTCTGCTTCAAGGGTTTGACCGTCATTGCTTGATGTGACGATTCCAGTTTGTACCGCTGGAGTGGAAGTGTCGGGGCTAAAACTTCCACCGCTGTATGTGGTCGAGTCAAAGACTTTGATTTCATAAGCGCTTTGTGGGTCACCATCGGCATCTGCATAAGTCCAAGTAACTGATGGGAATGTTGTATCCGTGATTGTCCCGCTAGGCGCTGTTACGGTAACTGAAGGTTGAGCCGTAGTAATAACATCTACATATAATTCATAAAGACCAGCGCGGTCACCTGAAGCCGTTGCATTATCGGTGAACTTAACTACAAGATTATCTATAAGAGTTTGACTCCAAGCCTCTCCATTGGGAGCGCTAGTCAATTTCAAAGCAGTATCAAGAGTAGTCAAAGCAAGGGTGTTGGCTTTAGAAAAAGGAACTGAGTAACTAACTGTTCTACCATTACGGTCTGTAATAACACCAAGACTCAACTCAATGCTTCCAGTTGTACCGATAGTTCCTCTTGCTCGTAAATTTACATAGGCAACTTTCTCGGTAGCCGCGAGAGCCTGTGTGCCAAACTCTGCTTCGTAAGAGGCGGGAACTGTTGTACTTGTACGAGTGATGTAGGTAGTGTCGCTTGAATCTGAAAGAGCCGCGTGGACTGAGCCTGAGCCACCTGAGATGGTAAAGGCTGAAGCGTTGTTCCAGTTAGCGTTAGGGCGAAGTGTATAAGTAGCCATTATTTGTTAGCCAACTCCTTTGCCAAAATAGCGAATGTCTCTTGAATACGCTGAGTAATTATGTCAGCCTTTTCATCTATGTCCTTGGCACCAGTTGTATCAACATTGACAACAAAAGCGCCTTGCTCAATAACAATGTTGTTTCCGCTAACTCCGCTAATTCTTGCTTGAGCATCTGTTACCTGAGCGATGCCTAGTTGAGCGTTAGCAATCTTTTGACCAAACGCCGCTTCAGAACCGAATTTACCAATCGCCGCACCTGTGAATCCAATCTTTTGTTGAAGTTCATTGATTTGAGCAATCGCGTCAGCACCACCGCCAAGGATTGACGCCGCAAGTTGAGCGCCCTTGATTGGTCCTGATTCAACTAAGTCTTGAATTGCTTTAGCATCAAGACCCAATCCCTGAAGAGTTAGGATTTGATTAGCAAACTGTTCGCTCTTATCCAAACGCATCCGCATATTTTCAATAAGGGACTTAGCCTTTGGAATAAACCCATCAGGAAGTTCTACACCCTTGAGACCAGCAAAACTTAAGATTGTATCTTTGAGAGAATCGGCAAACTGTTTAGCCGCATCCTGTAAGTCTGTAAGCACATCACGCATTGACTCAATACCAGCAGTCATAGCATCACGAATCTTCTTCATCAAGTCTGCTGATTTTTGAAGTTCATCAAGGGTGGCATCATCTTCACCATTCATGCCTTCTAAAGCGGCCGCGCGTTTTCTTTCCTCTTCAAGAATATCGCCAAAACCTAAACCTTCTTTAAGTTTATCTGCAAGAGAACCAAAAGCATCTGTGACTTTGCCAAGAACATTGCCAGTAGTAAAAGACTTAACGGCTGAAGCAAAACCAAGAATTGTTTCTCCAGCCTTGAGGCTAAGTGAACTTAAGTTCTCAACAAGGAATTTACCAACCTCAACATCCTTGAGTCCTTCCATAACATTGACTAATTTCTCAAGTTGTGGAATTGCAAAATCAACTACATTTTCAACCATGTCACCAAGGATGTCGCCTACTTCAAACTGTTTCAGTTCGGTAACAAATGAACCAACCTTGCTAACTGCTCCACCAATTATCTTAGAAGCGTCGGAAAGCAACTGAACTAACTCA